CGCGCCACCTATACAGGCCTGCCGCTGGTGTTTCAGTTCGACAGGGTTGAGAATGTTCGCGGCTGTCGGTTGGCTGGCACTGTTTGTAACTATGGTCACATGACATTCTACCTAGCCGATAATGGCTTCCATGTGTTTGACGGTCAGAAGTCCACGCCTATTGGCAACGAGAAGGTAGATAAGTTCTTTGAGGCTGACTTTAATAGCTCTTACAGGAACGAAGTATCTGCAAGCGTTGACCCGTTGAACCAGATAGCTGTTTGGTCATACCCATCACAGGCAAGTGCGGCTGGCGTTCCAGATAGCCTGCTGATTTACAACTACAGCCTGAACCGCTGGTCACTTGTTAGGATAACTACCGACCTTGTAGCCCCGCTATTTACGTCAGGCTATACGGTTGACGATTTGGACAGCTTGGCGGCTACTGTGGACGCTCTGTCCATTCAGCTAGACAGCCCATCTTTGCGCGGTGGTGAGTTCTTCTTCGGCGCGGCAGTTGGCAATAAACTGCACTCCTTTACTGGCAATTCTCTAGTACCAGAGATTGTCACGGGTGAGATGAACTTGCACAAGGGTATGCACTCGGTTGTTACCCGCGTCTATCCTTATTATGAGGGGCAAGAAAACTTCTGCTATGTTGGGACGCGAAATGCAATGATAGGTAACCCACCCCCGACATTTACAGCCTTTAGTCCGGCTGGCGGTAATGGGTACGCTGAGTTTAGGGCTGATGGCAGGTATCACAGGTTTAAGTTTGAGTTTGACCAGTTCTTTCAGTTTGCTCAGGGCTTTGATGTTGAGGCATCTCAGGTGGGGCGCAGGTAATGGCAACGGTAAACTTTCGCATCCTGAACCCCGTTTTAGCCACGGTCAGAGAAATCGCCGAAATACTAAATGGCGCAATGAACGGCAAGCTGAACTGCACGGGTGAGTTTACAATGCCCTCTGGGGGTGCTGATATAACTGTGACAGACCCACGGGCAAGCAAGGAAAGCGTTATACTTATCGAGCCTCATAGCACGAATTATTATGACCACGAACCATATATAAAGACAAAAAACAACGGCTCTTTTGTGATAGGACAGAAAAACAATGGTCACAGCACCACAGTCGGCTATGTCATTATCGGCTGATGAATTTGAGAGATGCGCTGACTACATTGTAGCGGCGCTAGAATATGCAGGCCACAGCCACACGCTACAGGATGTGTGGCAGGCTGTAACGAATAAGCAGGCGGCATTTTTTCCTTTGGAGAAATCTGCTATAGTGGTTGAGATAGTTGATTACCCGCAACGTGCTACCTGCCGGATATGGCTAGCTGGCGGAGATATGGAAGAGCTTATAGAGGCCGAGAAGGATATCTGCATTTGGGCAAGAGAGCGTGGATGCGATTCAATGGAGATAATCGGGCGCAAGGGCTGGGAAAGACAGCTTAGAGATTACAAGCCCACAGCAACCGTATTGGTAAAGGATTTGTAAAATGAGTAAAGGCGGCGGTTCACAGAGAACAATTACGCAGACAACAGCGCCAAGCAAGTTTGCAGAGCCATTCTTGCAGTATGGTATGCAAGAGGCGCAAGACTTATATCAGTCAGCACGGCCTCAGTATTACCCAAAAAGCACTGTGGTTGGTTTCAGCCCTGAGACACAGATGGCCTTGTCTGGCTATCGCTCACAGGCCGCCGCTGGCTCACCAATGATACCAGCCGTACAGCAGGCGGTTATGCAAAACCTGACAGGCACTAACCCGCTGTTCCAACAGGCTTTACAGCCAACGATTGCGGCGGCTTTGAACCCAGCGCAAATGTCAGGCAGATACGGCTCAGGATACGCACAGAAGGCCGTAGCAGAAGCTGTAGCCCCTCTGATGTATCAGGCACAGCAACAGGCTATCCAGCAAGCCCCAGCGGCGCGTGACTTCGGCTTCGCAGACTTGCAGACTATGGCTACGGTCGGTGCGGCTAGAGAAGCTCAGGAACAGGCAGAACTAGCGGCGGATATCGAGCGCTTCCAGTTCCAAGAGGCACGGCCTGCACAGAAGCTGGCAGACTACCTTACTATGGTTCAGGGCGGTTCTGGTGCATTGGGCGGTAGACAAATCACCCCACAGTTCCGCAACCCTGCTCTCGGCTTCCTATCTGGCGGCATGGCTGGAGCGCAAGCTGGTAGCATGATGGCAGGCGGTGGCGCTGTTAATCCAATGTATGCGCTAGGCGGAGCATTACTCGGAGGGTTAGCTTAATGGCAATACCAACATTACGCGGCGGTGGTGCGGCAGGCACTGCATTGTTTAACCAGCTTCTGCAACAGCAGGCAGGCGCAGGCGCACGGCCTAACGCATTTATGACGCGGCGCGGTTTTGACCCACGGACAGCGGGTTCTGCTACTAACTTGATGCGTCAGCGTCCACCAATGCCCCAAATTGGTTTGCGCGGTATCAGAGACATTACAGCCCCGACAGGTGGCGGTGGTATGACCCGCTTGCAGAAAGACCTAGCGGCAAAGATGGGTCTGGGCGGAAAGACAACCACACCTCCAAAAGCACCTCAGAGCCTGATGGATAGGCTAACCCCAGCAGTCGGCACACCCGCATTTGCAGGGCTATCAGAAGCCGCCGCAACGGGTCTGCAACTGTCGGGCTATCAGGACAAGCCCATCACAACAGGGCAGGGCTTAGGCGCGATGTTTGGCGCTGGCATGAAGGCTTACAATGAGGCCAAACGTGCTGACATGGCTGACCGCATTGCTATGGCAGAGTTAGGCATAAAGGCAGGCGAGGGCGGAGGTTTGGCTGGAAAGTCTATATTTGCTCAAACAGGCAACACCCTTTTACGGCTAGCCCCGAAAATAAAAGACGGAACAGCAACCGCAAAAGAAAAAGCTCTTTACGGGTATGTTTACGGCGCGGCGGCAAAGCCACAAACTCAAACATCTTTTGACGATGAGGGCAACAAAACTATAACAGAAATACCCGCGCAAGATTTGCCTCAAGATTTGTTCCCTAGACCAGAAGGATTCCGCGACCCACTAACAGATCGGAAGAGC